GTCGATCTGCGCTTCCCACAGTGCTGACCAGTGTATCCATGGTGGAGGCGGTGGGTATTGCACCCACGTCCGAAACGTTTATTCCATACGCCTCAACGACCTCAGCAAGTTATTTATATTTGTTGATAATTCGCTGTCCTTCATCGTAGGGGAAGTAATACAGCAAAAGAGCCTCAAAGCCGTTGACATATTGTTCATTGTGCTCTAGGTCTTCCTTATCATGTGGTTGAATCTCATCACCAAGTGCACGGAGACGTACACATTCCTCTTTCAGGTACGTATAGTCCTCGAGTATAACCTGTTGCACGATTTTGGACACAACTTCGTAGTCGACTTTCAATTCGTAGTTCACTTCACTCTCCTAAACAATGACGATCGCACCGTCAACAACCTTGAAGACCACACGATTATAGTCCTCAAACTCATCACCACCGTAGCGTGTGTAGTCACGTCCACCGTCGATGAACGCACCGTTCTTATGCTCACGAAAGTCATGACGATAGCGTGAGTAAATTACCTCATCTTCAGCCTCAATGCCCATAAAGTTGACACCTTCTACTGCCGATAGACCGTTAGTGATACCGAAGTGACCATCTGCGTCACGGTAGATAGCGAAGTAGTTAGAACCTTCTGGATGTGCCTGCTCTGTATAGAATATGGCTACAGGGAAGTTATACCAACCGCCATCTTTCTTCTTAAGGCATGACTCGAGCACGTACTTACCGTTGTACTCTTGTTCGATCTTCTTGATCGTATCAGGTTTAAGGAACGAACAGTCTGTATTAACTCTCATCATAATCTCCTACGCAGCGAGTGCGATACGAACGTGTTTGCAGTCTTTACGATAACCAAAGCCGACACACGTGCACGTTGAACGTTTGCCGTCGATGGTGACGATGTAGTTCTGTCCAGGCTTGCTGCCTTCAACGATCACGGTCTTGCTCTTAACTTCAGTCTGTTGTTTACGCTTCATGCCAACAACGTCATCTTTGTCGATGACACGAAACGGAAACTGTGGGTTGCCGGTTGATAGACAGAACTGATCATCTGTGCACCAGCGTGGATTAGGCACAACGTCACCTGTGTACGTGTTGAACTCACTGATATTGTATGCGTACGACTTACGACGTGCCCATAGTGGGTTGCGAACCTGAACTGTGATCATGACACCACCTTAAGTAGGATTGTATTCTCGTTGATACGATCTTGAAGAGGCTTCTGCGTCTTAAGTTCGTCCATCTGTTTGCGTACTGTTATTTTACCACCTTGGAGAATATTGTACACTACTTTTTCAGCCTGACGACCACAACCACGTGACATACTTGTCTTTTCATCATAGCCAGTGATCATAGTACGCTTGACCTGTAGACCACCACGATCGAGTGCACGAAACACAGTGAGAACTTTGTACTTCGTGTTGAAAGTCCATAGTTCCTGCGCACCTAAGATCTTCTCGGGGTTGATCGATGCGATCTTAAATGTGCTGTCCTCTTTTTGGAACTTAAGGTTCTTAAGGATCTTCTCCTTAGATACAGCACGTGGCTTGCGTGGTGCACGAGTCTTCTTAGCAACGTTACCATACTTCTCAGCGTCCTCGATGAGACGATTGAAGAACAAGATACGATCTTTAAGCTGTGCCTTCTTCATATAGCCATATGCTTCTTTTAGTTGATCGTCTTTGCCTTCATATGCTTCGATCAACTCAGCAAGCCATGGTGAGAATCGGATGATAATACGCTGCATGTACATCGCAGGTACCTGATTAGCCTTCAAGTACTCATACAGGTTGAACTCGCCTTTGGTACCGTACTCAGTGGTGTCAAGCATCTCTTCGATGTCACCTATGATATCGTGTGCCTTCTCACGCACACGATCCTGAATGGACACCTTAGTCACCTCTTCGTCTTTAGGAACCTCATGTGAGGCGTACGAAAGCATGTCCTTCATACGATCGTTGAAAAACGGCAACATGTCATGGTCTACGACGGTCACACCACGTGTCATCAGTCGTGCAGACCACGCAGCGGTTTGATTGATACGAGAGTCAGGCACACGCTTGAGAGTCTTCATCTCACTCAAGCGATTCTTGACCTTAAGGTAGTCGTTGATGTACTGACGTGCCTCACCGGTATCACACATGTAGTTGTACCAGTTGAGCGCAGATGCGTATTGGCTATTAGTCACTTCACCCTTGAGCTCAGGTTCCTCACCAAGATACTTCTTGTTGATTAGATAAGCCTCTGATCGTGTAACACGAGGCTTACGTTTTGCACCACGAACTGAGAGTAAGTTCTTAGCCATTAAAATCCCTCATCTTCTCTGTCTGCCAACATGTCCTTAATGTTGAACACCTCGTCCAATCGATCAGGTACATTTTCATCGATGTCGTAGTGTTCGTAGTCGCCGTCTTCGTAGATGCCACAGAAGTCTTGACCTGATTCTATATAGTAGCCGATGACTTTATAGCCGTGGTCTTCTTCAAGAGAACGATAGAAAGCGAGTGGAGGTCCCCACGCAGTGTCGAAGCTAGCGTGTACCTGACCATCAACTCGCTCGAAGTCAATGTCGTCTGCATCTACGTCCCACTTTGTGCCCCAGTTATCAATGTTCCATTGATACCAGTTATCTTCTTCTTCCAAAGGTCGATTGACGAAGTGGTTGAATAGAGATCCTGTCTTGCAAGCCTTTACAAACTCGATAATCTTACTAGGATCTGTATGTGATACTTCAACATGATTAGAGCACCAATTAGGCATGACGATGTTTCTCCTTACGAGTATATGAACCTTTGCCCTTACGAGCTTTCACAATGCGGAGGCGAAACTTCGCAGTGCGAATTACTTTTGCAACTGGATTACGCATTTCAACCTCCGTATGTGAGAGGCTGCATTAAGCAGCCTCAGCCATTTCGACAGCGAGCTCAAGAGCTTTGGTCTTGAGACCTTTGTTATAACCGTACCAAGCGGAAGTCAGTCGGCTGTCAGCGTTACGACCGAGTTCATGGTCAGTCAAGAACGTGATAGCGTTGAAAGGCTGCCACCAAGTGCCCTCAGCGTAGTTTGCACCAGGCTGAGTGTGCAAGATCTCCATCGCACGCTCTGCATTACGAGAGACTTCCTTCTTACCAGAAGAAGGGAAGATGCGATTGAAGTACTCGACGATGTTCTCATCCTTAGCTTTCTTAGAGCCGAGGAACGAAGCCATCTCTTTGTACTTAGCCAACTTATCCTTAGCGATGCCAAGCATCTCTTTGGTCACGTCAGCGTTGAACACTTTACGATGGCTGATCTTGACTGCGTTCTCAACCTTCTGATTGAGTGACAGAGTCAACGTGTTGTTGCACACGACACGGATCGGAGTGAAGCGAACGTCTGTGCTATAGCCATACTTATGGAAGTTCGAGAAGAGGAGGTAGGACTCAACCTCGTCACCCTTAAACAACTCGAACGACTCTTTCACCTTAGCAAGACCCCACACGATCTTACCGTCTTGCAGCGAACCAGCGGTATGCATCTCCATATCGCCAGCAGCAACGAACTCATTAAAGAACTCAAATGCCTCTTCGTTCTGAATAGGATTCCAGTCGTCAGACACGATATCGAGGATCGTGTTGTCGCTCTCACGAACGAGAGCAGAGCGATCGATAGCAACGTTCTTGCCAGCGATCTTAGCAAACGCAGGAACCTTCGTCACAGTCCAATTCAGACTAGCAGCATCCAGCATCTGTGCGGGAGTGAGGTCAGCGAGGACAGGAACACCAAGACCATGCCACGGTTTTTCGCCAGCATAGGCCATCGTCTCAACATTATGTGCCATGATATAAACTCCTAAATCGTGGAGACAATCTCCATTCGATAGGGTAGATTATATAGTGATTCGGGGAACCTGTACATCGAAATGTGAGGTTCCCCGCTCTATACCTTAGCACTGTGACATTTTTGTCACAGTTTTATTTGTTTCGTCTTGTGTAAAACTTAATAAGATTATCGTAACAGATATCGTAACCTAGATTAAGTTTTTGTAAACCTTCTAGAAATGTAACGCGTTCTGAATCAGACTTAAGTTTTTTGAAATCTTTGTAAATGTCGTTGATATTCATTTCACATCTCCATTGAACACTTCTAGTACCTTATCAACAAATTGTGTCTTTTTTATGACGAACACCTGAGCTTCAGGTTGCCCGTCCACTGCTATGATGATGGCTATCTGAGGTATCACCAAGTCACTTAACTCTTCAGCCATCATACTATAACACGTAGCCTGCAAAAAGTAATCAGTGATCCACTCTTCTTTCTTTGGCTTTAAACTCGTCTTAAAGTCTAGGATGCTGAGTGTACCGTCAAACTCTGCGATACAGTCTGTACGGCCTGCAGTTTTAAGTTTATGTGAGTACAGCGGTGCCTCGACCGCATATATGTTATCGACGTGTTTGTCTAGCACAGGCTTGATACACTTAAACGTCATCACGTTTGCCGGCATCACACCGTTAGGATAATGATCCTCATTGAGAACATAGTGCTCAGCGATAGTGTGGATCGCAGTACCTCTGTTGCCAGCCTGTACCTTAATCTTCTCTGCCTCATCAGCACCGACACGTTTGATCCACTCATTGAGGTGGGTCTTATCCTTTTTCACACCAAGAACAGATGTTACGGAAGGATAAGACACGTCGTCAGGCGTAGTGTAGTATCGTTTGCCATCCTTCATAAAGGACTTGATGTCTTTAAACTCAACGAAGTTGTGCTTAAATGTCTTGTCTCTATTGAATTTAGGCGACGATCTTAAGGCGCTCTTTAGCAATAATATATTCCTTCACCATTGAGGATCGAACGATATCCTCTTCTTTAAAGTCAATGTGGTCAAACGACTTCATTCTATTAAGGATTCTCATGAAGTCAGTGAGGCCAGCTTTCTCATGCTCACGGGTGAAGTCAGACTGTCTAAAGTCACCACAGAATATAACTCTACAGTTTTTACCTACACGTGTGATCACGGAGTCCAACTCATGTAGAGTCATGTTAGCTATTTCGTCCACCACAATAATACAATCATTGAGAGTAATGCCGCGAATAAAAGATGTGGAGATAAATTCAACCAAATTTTTCGATTTAAGATACTCATAAGCGTCTCCTCTTTCAAAGATCTCTGAGCATACTGCGTAGTATGGTGCTTCGTAGACCTTCGTTTTTTCTTTGTTGTTTCCGGGTAGGAAGCCCATGTCTCTTGTTGGGACCACTGAGCGTACGATAACAAGCTTTTTGTATTTGCTTGATTCACTAAGAATGGATTGTAGTGATAGGTATATTGAGAGGAAGCTTTTTCCAGTGCCGGCGATGCCGTGGAGAAGCAGGTTTTTTCCGTCATGATATTTCTCAAATGTTAGACGTTGATTTTCAGTTAATGGTTCAATCTTCTTTAAGTTAAAATTTAATTTTGGATTTATCTCTACTCTATGAAGTTGTTGTTGAATACGCTTTTGCTTTCTAGTAAGTCTTTTTTCGTTCATTTTGTCTCTATTAGAAAGTGTTTACGGTGCTTTTTGTGATACCTCTAGAGTGTTCTTTCTTTACGTTCTTTAGAAGATCACGAAAACCTGCGTCTGGTTTTTGTAAGCCACGTCCCGAGTGAATCAGTGGAGCACCATTAACGAGTTGAGTGATGTGTGGGTTACTATTCAAATACTCATCTAGAGCAGAGATAGTCATAAACTCCTCGTACTCTTCGCCAGTGTCATTATTTAAAAACTTATATGTTGGCATTATCGTGACCACACTTGCTGAGGTTCATCATATTCTTCATAGTCCTCATCGACAAGGTCGTTGATGTTTTTAGTTCGAAGAGCTCGTTCAAACCTACGCTCTTTTCTCTTGTCTTTCATCTGACGACGATCTTCCATCTCATAGTCGTCATCATAGCTTTCATTCTTACGAAGTGACTTAAATTTTTGCTTGCTCATTTGGGATTAGGTCCGGAAAAGCCTCTACTACGATGTCTTTAGTTATTCCCTTATAAGGGAGTCTCTTTTCTTTTATAGCAACCAGCATCTCTGCGTCCTTCGGTGCTACCTGCTCTAAAAGCTCAATGAACATAGTCTCGCGTTTGATTCTATGTAGCCCAGGAAATGCACCCTCAATGAAGTAAGGGATCTTTCTGTGCTCACGAATAAACACGTGTTCTCGATCTGTTAAATCGTTTGGCTTATATGGTGGTACGCCGTCTGGTAATGCCCATTTTACGGCGGGATCAAATGCTCCCTGTAGTACCATGCGAAGCACCACACTATCGTTGTGGCGAAGAGCTGCAATCTTCTCTTCTTTCTTCTTTAATTTAGATACATTCTCTAAAAATTCAGCAACGCCGATTTTCATTCAAAACTCCGAAAGATGTTCCATTAGATTTTTTAGTTTGTTTTCCATAAAGTAGTTGATTAGCTTTGAACGGTCCTTTGTAGACTGTTCCTCATACTGAGCAATGACCTTATCAACTATATATGCTGGCACGCGGCTTAAGTCGATCAGCAAACGATTACGAAAATAGTTACGGTGGATGATGGGATCGTTTATAGTCTCAAAGCTCTGTGTCAATAGCTGTGTAAGCTTCTTTGCTGTCAATGGTTTCTGACGATCACCAACCACGAAGCAGTTATCAGGTGACAGAACGTTCGGTACACCGTCACCTGAGTCACCCTTGAGAATGTGCTCTTCAAGGTAACGCAAGGGGTTATCGTGTGTGATCCAACGCTTACGGACGGGATCGTACTGCTTCACGTCATGACGATGTAACTGAATGAAGTCCTTATCACCTGATAGGATCAAGAACTTTTCAGCCAAACCGGTTGGTAACTTATTTGTCAACGAATAGATGATGTCATCAGCTTCAGCCGACTCAACATCGATGACACGGTATGGGAAGTTGTCTTTGAGTTCCTGGCGGATCTTATTCATGCACTCGAAGATAGAACGCCAATCAAGCTCTGAAGCCTCTTGGTTCTTCTTACGGTTTGCTTTATAGTATGGGAACTCTTTCTTACGCCAGTAGTTTGTGTTATCACATGCGATAACCAGTTCACCGTACTCTGTACCAAACTTCACCTTATATGAACGCAGTGAGTTCAGCACCATATGTCGTACCATGTTCTCTTCAATTTGAGCGTTGGTATGGTTACCAAGCTGCATCATGAGGTTGGACAACATAACCTGGTTCAGGTCAATGATAATCATGTCGATGCGGCCTTCAGCCGTTTCCTTTCTCAAAAGTAATCATTAGTTCATCTGCTAACTCAAAGGTATCTTCACCGACCTTGATGAAGATATCCTCTGCAACTCTCTGTAGTGGGTGTTCGATACCATAGAACTTACACAACATCGATCTCAACGTCTCAACAAACAACGCACCGTCCTTTATATTAGGATCAGGTTCACCCTCTTCAGGAAGGAAATCAAATCCAGCTATCTCGATATTAGAGAAGATCATAGGGACAAGTACACCGAGTGTTTCATTGATGTGATTGAACTTCATCTGATTGACGTTTACCGCTATCTCTTCTGGAGTCTTTGGTACCGACTGTATCGATGCAGTTAGTTTCTTCTTAGTTGGGAAAGCTATGACGTTGTTTGATGTCATTAATTATTATACCATGTTTTGGATGGATGTACATATTTATTAACAGTGAGTGGCGATACGGCTGCCATATTCATAGAATCTAAAGTCATATACCTTGCATGTTGTTCCATCAGTCACACTATGTATGACGTTCTCTCTGTCTTCAGGTCTTACATAGAATAGGAAGAACCCACCACCGCCAGCACCTAGAAGTTTACCACCTAACGCACCGGCTTCTAGAGCTCTGTTATATACCTCATCGAAGTAATCATTCGTGATATCAGTCGCTACAGCCTTTTTATCTAACCATGCCTCATGTAATAGGTTACCGAAGTCATCCAGCTTATTCTCTTTGAGATATCTTGTAGCTACGTATGCCTTATCACGTGACCTACGCACAAGGTCAAACTTATCTTTCTGAGACATTGCACTAGCTTGCTTCTGCAAGATAGAGTTAGCGTTGCGGCCACGTCCTGAGTATACAAGAAGCAATCTGCTCTCTAGATCACACCATATATCACGGTTATATGTGATAGGTCGTATGTTCACACTATTATCTTTTAGGAACTCAAACAGATTCATACCACCATAAGCTGACGCGTACTGATCCTGTTTGCCGACTGGGTATTTACACAGGTCACGCTCGATATAGTATGCAGTCTGTGCCAGATACTCTCTACTATAGTGAGACTCAAACTTATTCTGATGTACCAGACAGTTGACCAATCCAAGCGTAAAGGCTGACGACGAACCAAGACCTGAACCCTTAGCAAGGATATCAGCAAGTGATGCAATAGTTATCTCTGAAGTTATATCGTAGTGCTTCAAGCTCTCACGTGTGATAGCGTGTTGCATCTGCTCTACATCCGGAAACTCTTCGATCGTATCATACATGATCTTTACTCCCAGATGTGGAGTCTTATGAGCCATAACGTATATGAACTTATCGATAGTGACTGACAGAGCGGCACCATCTTCCTTCATGTAATACTCTGGCATATCACTGCCACCGCTAAAGAAACTAATACGTAACGGTGTCTTCGATATAATCATTATGATGTCCTATAAACAAACTTAGCGCTTGGGATCTTACGTGACTCTTCGTCTGGGTACTTCTTCAATAGATCACGAAGCATAGTTTCCCATTGGTTTTTAATTCTTTCGATGTTATATCTGCCATCAACGAACGTCTTATTAAAATGAACCATCGGCATATGTTCATCATTGTTAATGAACTGAATAGCTGAGTTAAGATAGTTGATGAATATATTGGCGTGTTCGTTCTTGTCTTGATCGTTGCCATGATACATGATATTTAGTCCACCTGACGTTTCAGCAAGTGCACCGTAGTTAGGGTGCACGCAGACCAATCCAGCTGACATAGCTTCAAGCATTGCTCGGCAAGATGTTTCTAGCCACTGACAAGGATAAGCAAAGATATGAGCTGAGTTTAGAGCTTCACGCAATTGATCATTAGGAACAAATCCATGATAAGTCATTTGCGGATGTTTAC